ATCTATGAGCCTATGGCGGGAGATGATGCTATAGCTAATATACTCAGAGCCAACGACTACAATGTAATTACAGATGACATAAGAACCACCGGGAAAGACTTTCTTGATTTTACAGGTACAGTTGATTATATAGTTACAAACCCTGCTTTCAGTATCTTTACTGAGACGGCGCAGAAATGTGATGAGGTTTGTCAATTTGGCTACACGCTATTGGGCAAAATGAACTTTTTTGCTGCCCATAGCCGAACAGAGTTGAATCTTTGGAGGCACTTAAAACATGTCTACATATTTGATAGGCAAGTAGACTATAGGACTCCTTACAGGGAAGACGGCGCCTATTGTGTGGGGAATTTATGTACCTGCTGGATGTGTTTTGACAAATCATGGGATAAAGGTTTCTGGAATACGTCTATTATGGATGTACAGAAATGGGCTACTTTAGGTAGTTATGAGAACTACCTCAAGAAAAACCTATGCTAATGAAGCCTCTCGGAGTACCTTACATAGACAAAAAGATCCAGAACAAGTTCCGTTTTGGGTCTTGGGCACTTAAAAACAACAAAGTGTGGCACCTCTACAATGAGTCCAAGTATATACTAGGTATGCAACTAGTTAATGATCGTTCATACCAGAGGTTCTGCTATATACTCTACAGGAAGCACTGCTCCTTCCATACTGCATTTCGTTTCCCTGAAGATGTTGTTTGGCATGGATATGGAGAAGCTAAGAAAAGTGGCTTGACGATCTGCCCAAAGTGTGCTAAAATATGGAAAGAACGGTATGGGAAGGCTTATAAGGAAGTCCTGCAGAAGCAGAGGGAAATAGGCCAGAAACGTGCCGAGAAACTAAGGAAAGAGAAGGCGAAAGAGCCTAGTTGGAGAGATCGTTAAAGGAGGTTCTGAAGTGTTGATACAGGTAGATAAAGAAGATTGTGTCTGGCTAAAGGAAGCATCTTGGTATAATAATAACTATTATAAACTTCCTTTCAAAGTAAATGGCTGCAGGTTCCTATATGAGGAGTATGATGGTGCAGAGGAATTCTGTGGGAATGTTATAGGGGAATTTATAGAGGATGAATTTGTTCCTGTATGGTATTTACATCAGATAGATTATTCAGAATACTTTCAAATAGATTCTGAAACTATGAAAGATAAAAATGAATGGACATAAGGGGGGCTATTATGGATGAATTAGTAGTTGGTAAAATGTACTATGTGAGCGACGCTGGCATTAATGCTGCTGAGTTTAAGCGTTCTATGAAAGTGAAAGAGTGTCTGTGTAAATGCACTAGTAAACGAGGTAAGTTCAAAGTCAGAGAAGGTGTTTACAGATATATGAATTATTGGGTTGCCGAAAAGGAGGCTAAGATGAAAAAGAGAATCAGTGACACACAGGTAGCAAATTATTTGGAAATGTACAAAGATGTCCCCTATACCTATATAGGGGACATCATGCTGGATCTTCAGGATGCCAGAAAGGAACTGGAAGAGGCAGAAAAGGATTCTGTGTGGTGGGATGCGCCAGAGGATGCCGCTTTTGCTAGTGTGCATCATTGTATTACTTCAGGACAACCATATGCACCAGATGTAGCACATTTTTACTATAGAATTCTTCCCAAGACCCCTAAGCAGGAGCTTATTGATTCGTTTGCAGAGAAGAATGCTTTGGCTATGAAGTGTTCCGGGCTGAACAAGGAGCTGCTTGAGGCATTCTATGAGGAGGTAAAGAAATGAAGCCCCTTGACAAGTAGCAAGGGGTTGTGGTAGGGTTCTCGTCCCACCTTCGGGTGGGATTTTACGTCTTTAGGAGGGTATATATGCAGAAAGCTATTATTGTCAATTGCAACGAAGATAGCAGAAAAACAGAGGACTTGAACGATTTGTTGTTTGATGGGTGGAGGGTTATTAGAACAGAGCAATTCAGACCTGCTGTTGGTGGTACTAATGGTTCATGGCTTGCTGGATCAGTTCTTGTTATAGTGGAGAAAGAATGAACTATTTCCCCGATCAGGTGTTTATAGGACTTCAAGAGACTCCATCAGAAATTAGCCTCGTTATCCCTCTAGCGGGGTGTTCGCATCATTGTGTTGGATGTCATAGCCCACATCTGCAGGATAAGAATGGTGGAGAAGTATTGACTGAAGAAAGATATCTTAAATATCTTCAGCAGTATAAGGACAAAGCCTCTTGCATCTGTTTCTTTGGCGGGGAATCTCACGGAGTTACTTTGGCTGTGTGGGCTGGGATTGCGCATGGATACGGGTTCAAAACGGCTTTATACTCAGGATTTGATTTTGAAGAGATACAGGGGGGTTTGTTTGACGGACTCCTAAAAGGACTGGCTGATTGCTTCGACTACGTGAAATGTGGCAGTTACGTTGAAGAATTAGGCGGTCTTGATATGATTGAGACCAATCAGGTGATGTGGAAGAAAGTAGAGGATTACTGGGTCAATATTACCAGTGAATTCCAGAGGTATAACTATGTTTAAGCATTTTCAGGATTGGATTAACAGGAATAGGGCAAAGAAGTGTAAGAAAGCGCTTAGCAGGGCTTATATAGACTACATGTTCGGCAAGATGATTTTTGAAGGGGAAGAAAGTAGTATTCAAGGATTGTTCTCGGCTAGTGCCGTAGAAGGTACGCCTAAGACCAAAGAAGAGATTCTAGCTGATTTGAAACATGCAGCAAATATGATGAGTAGACGAGCTGGGAAATAAGGGAGGTAAGGTACGAAGATAGAGATTAGCGGATTTGAGGTTCTCGTAGACGATGAGGATTTTGAAAAGATTAGTAAGTTTAAGTGGATAATTGATAAAAAGCGCATAGAGAAAAAGGGAGATTATAAGATCCAGACAAACTATTGTTATCCAGATGGTTCTCATAAAACAATTATATTAAGTAGATATATTATGGGAATACATCTATCTGGTGGGTTGTTTGTAGATCATATAAGTGGGAACACCTTAGATAATAGGAAATCCAATTTACGACTATGTACCAATATAGAAAATTGTTGGAATTCTCAAGTTCCTCGAAACAGTACTACTGGTTATAAAGGAGCATGTAAGGAAAACAATAGGTATAGATCCTATTTTACATATATGGGTAGACGTCATAATCTAGGATACTATGACACACCAGAGGATGCAGGGAGGGCATATGATAAAGCAGCATTGTATTATTATAGAGAATATGCCAGAACAAACTTTCCAAAAGAGGGATACACTGAAGATGATTTAGAGTGGGCGCATCAGTATGTAGAAAACCTTACATTGAAGAGAAATAACAAATCTTCTAAGTATAGAGGAGTCACAAAACACACACGTAGTTGGCAGGCATATGTCTCAAAAGATAGAAATAGGCTAACATTAGGATCTTATAAAGCAGAAGAAGATGCTGCTAAAGCGTATGATAGAAAGGCGTTAGAATTATGGGGAGATGATGCTAAATTAAATTTCCCTAAAGAGAACTATATAAAGGAAGGCACAGAATGATTCAACTTAGTAAGCAGCAACTCAAGGACAAGCAAAACTTCATCATGAAGTATCTGGGGGAGGGGAATAATGCAACTCTCTCTGAACTAGACCCCAATAGTAATGTATCTCATAAGACCATTGCTACTATGGAAGGGGAAGTGAATAAGGATGTTCATGTACAGATGAATCGCTACATCCTTGGTGAGAAGATTCAAGAAGTCTTTGGTAAGAAGGTGATGAAACAGTATTATAAGGATCTTGAGACACATGTAATATATAAAAATGATGAGTCCTCTCTAAAGCCCTACTGTATGGCTCTATCTCTTGTGCCTTTCATTTATAATGGTGCGTCCTCTTTGGCAGGGGATTCAAAACGTCCTGAACATCTTGCCTCTTTTTGTGGATCATATGTGAATCTGATGTATGCCCTTGCAGGACAGCAATCTGGTGCAATCGCGGATATCAGTTTGCTCACCTATTTCCATTACTTTGCTAAGAAAGATTTTGGTGCAGATTATCTCACTACTAATTATAAGGATGTAGAAAACTATTTCCAGCAGATTGTGTATAGTATTAACTCCCCTGCTGGTGCTCGTAACTTCCAGTCTATATTCTATAATACCTCTATATTTGATAGGGATTACTTCAATGCAATGTTCGGTGAGGCAATGTACCCAGACGGAAGTAAACCTGATTATGATGAGGTGAAGGAACTCCAGAAGTATTTTCTGAACTGGTTTGGAGAAGAGCGTCACAAAGCTATTCTTACATTCCCGGTGCTAACCGCTTGTTATTTGACTAAAGACAATGCTCCGAAAGATCTTGAATTTCATGATTTTCTTGCAGAGCAGATGGCTAAGGGTAATTCTTTTTTCCACTATCATTCAGACAAGGCTTCAGCACTTTCCTCGTGTTGCAGACTTAGGAATGAAGTAGAAATGAATCCATTTGCATATAGTCTTGGTGGAACTGGAATGATGACAGGATCCCTGTCTGTCATTACTCTGAATATGAATCGAATTATTCAGAAGAAGATAGATTTGAAGTCCAAGGTACAGGATGTGCATAAATATCTTATTGCTTTCCGTATGCTTATTCAGGATTTTGAGAAAGCTGGTATTCTTCCTGCCTATAAAGAGGGATACATTGCAATAGACAAACAATATGTCACCGTGGGTATCAATGGAGTAGTAGAAGCAGCGGAATATCTGGGATACGATATCACTAATAATGAACCTTACAAAGAGTGGATAAAGTCTGTATTTAAGACCATATCTGATGAGAACAAGGCAGGTGCTAAACTTTATTCTGCTATGTTGAAACGTCCTGTGATGATTAACAGTGAACTTATTCCTGCTGAGAACGTGGGGGTAAAGCTGCGGAAATGGGACACTAGGGACGGCATTAAGTCTAAACGAGAATGCTATAATAGCTATCTCTATCGTTCTGAAGATACAGATATGGATATCTTTGACAAGTTTGCTCTTCATGGTGGAGACGTTCTTGACTATCTGGCTGGAGGCAGTGCCGTTCACCTTGCATTAGCAGAGATTCCTAATAAGGAAACTTGGAAGAAGATTATGCTTCAAGCTATTAAGTATGGTTCTTCATACTGGACGGCTAACATTAAATCCACATACTGTAATAAGTGTGGGTATATTGACATGAATACTCGCAACGCCTGTGTTAAATGTGGATCCACTGATGTAGATTATCTAACAAGGGTCATCGGATATTTGAAGAAGATCAAGTCCTTCTCTGCTGCCCGTCAGAAAGAAGCTGGATTGCGTTTTTATCATAAGATTTAGTCCAAAACCGCTTGACAAGGGCACCTACTTCGTGGTAGAATGTCCTTGTTGAGTGATTTTAAGGAGGTATGAGTATGGGTAATTTTATAGTACTTACAAAGGAACTTGAGCTAGATACGGTTGCTGGAGCACATATTTCTTCTTGTAATAAAGAAGCACAAGCACTGGTCAACCTACTTATGATTCCTGTGTCATTTAGGTTTAATGACGAGAAGCATACAGTTTATCCGTCATATAAAAAGTAGATTAAGGTTTCTTCTGGATAGTAGCTCAGTTGATGAGAGCAAGGTTCTTATAAAGCAGAGGTCGGTGGTTTAAGTCTACCCTATCCCATATTTTATTTTGTAAGGAGTGTAACTAATGCGACTGTACTTTCAGAAACTGTATCCAGAATCTATTCTGCCTACGTTTGGTCATGATGACTTTAACAATGCGGGGTTTGATTTCTACTCCCTCCACGACATCACCATCGCCCCGCATGGCTTCGCCATTATAGGCACGGGTGTAGCGTGGGATGGGGTAAGAGCAACAAGTAATTTCTGCCAACCCTGTCGTGAAAAGTGTTATATTGAAGTTCGTGCCCGTTCTGGTTTGGTATTTAAGGACAACATAGAAGGTACTTGTGCAGGTATCATAGACTCAGGTTTTTGTGGGGAAATTAAGTACAAGGTTTTTAATAAGAATGGATTTCCGTTTGTTATTAAAAAAGGATATAGGTTTGCTCAAGGTATCTTTCATGTAGAACCTTTGTTTGACATTGGAGAAACTACCACTATAGAAGAAACCTCTCGGGGAGACCAAGGTTTCGGGAGTTCTGGTAAATGATGGATAGAACCATGTGTACAGACAATGAATGCCCTTATAATGGCATGTGCATGCGTTGGTCTACTTCAAGCAATGTAGAGTGGCGTTTTACAGAAAGTCCTCGTAAAGGGGATAAGTGTGATATGTTCTGGGGTAGGAATCAACAGAACATTATGGATAAGTTGGAAAGCATTGTAAAAGGAGAAGATAGATGACGAGTGTAGAAACAGCAAAGAAGCTAATTGACTCTAAAGGCGTATGTAGTGATGTGGCCTGCATAACAGATGAGTGTCCTTGTAGAGCAGTGTGCAAGAGGGAAAATTCAGATACAGAATCCCTAGAGGCAGTACAGATTTGCCAGCAGTTTCTTCTTGAACATGCGGCAGAAGAAGCCTCAAAGTTGCCTCTGTATTCCAATCCCGTAAATCATCCCAGCCATTATGCTTCTGGAGGGATCGAGTGCATAGGGGCTATACAAGCTTCTATGACTCAGGAAGCTTTCTGTGGATATCTTAAAGGAAATGTAGAAAAATATCTTTGGAGGTACGAGAAGAAGGTTGCTCCAGCAGAAGACCTAAAAAAAGCGTCTTGGTATCTTACTAGGCTTATTGAGGAAGTAAATGATAACACTCCGAATTCTTAATGAAGAACCCCTTGAGGATCTTAGAGAGGCCATCGCCACTACGATAGGCAAAGATCGACTCAAGGATTGGAAGCCAACTGATAGTCTACATAAGGATCTTTTTAGGTACTATGCAGAGCTTTTCATTGCAAACCACAGTATTGTCCGTTCTGTGCATTTCCGTATCAAGATAGACAATGCTCGAAAGGATGTCACTCGGCAACTCCTTCGCGCAACCAAGGGGCATCCGCAGCCCTTCGTTGAGTCAAGTAGGCCTGATTGGACTGGTGTTTCTCGGGATGAAAATGCTACCAATAGGTTTACTTGGGATCATACTCCAGAATCCTTTATAGCTATGGCACAGCAGAGGCTTTACTACAGGACTATGAAAGAAACTCGGCAGGAGACACTTGACATTATTCAAGCTATGTGGGATAGTGGGGAGCCTTTGCTGGAAGCAGTTGCGTTTTGTTCAGTCCCTTCCTGTGTGTTTCAGATGGGATGTCCAGAAGGAAAACAGTGTTGCCATTGGATTGATGACGGATTAGATGTTATTCCTATGGATCTTTGGAGACGTAGAGAATGGTTTAACGAGTGGCGTAAGGAGGTTAAGAAATGAAGAAAGCAGTAGCTGAGTTGGTGCTGAAGATTGAGGATTCTTATGGAGACAAGCAGTTTGAGGTTTTGTCTATTGTAAAGAATGCCGAAACAGGTAATTATACTGTAGAGGAGGATAAATGAGAAAATTTAAGAAGGGTAGTCTTGTAGAGTATACAGGGGCTACTGAGTATGGTCTTGTCTATGGGATGAAGGGAGGTGTGCTTGGTTATCCCAAAAAGGGTGAAACTAATCCCGGTGTATCTTTTGTCCGTGGCAATATGGATGTAGTTGTTGCCTTCCCTGATACAGTAAGGAATACATGGGACTGTAATGGACTTGCTCCTGACGGGAACGGGCTTTATATCAGGGAATGCTACCTGAAGAAGGTAAAGGAGAAATAGATGACAGACTATGGTGTGTTTACCCAGAAAACATGGAGTCATGCTATGGCTTGTGCGATGTCTTTGGAGTCTGCTTCCCATGAGGTGGGCGGCGTAACTCCCGCCATGAGTATGACCCTTGGTGATTTTATTGCTAATTATGGGCGTAACGGAGTTATATTCTCTATATCAGAGGATAAACGAAATGAGATTCAGGATTCTGACAGAACACAGGAGGCTAAATGAAGAATTTTGGAGTAGATCCAAAGGCAGATTCCGAGATCGACAAGAATCATCTTGAGGATGAATGTGTTCTGCGTCCGCAAATGTACTACTTCTATGCTATGCAGCTTGCAGAGGCAAAGAATGAACTGGATGTAGCTAAGAGTAATCTTGATGCTACTATTGCTCGTAGGAGTGCTTATTACTACAATAACCCCGTAGACGGTATTAAGACTACCGCAGACGGCATGAAAGTTATGGTAGGTAATGACACAGAGATTCAGGAGGCACAGGATGCTGTAGATAAGAAACAGGCCGTAGTGAATGTGCTCTACCCACAGGTAAGTATGGTGGAGATGACAAAGGGCTGTTTAGACAACTTGGTGAAATTGTCTTTGGCACGTTACTATAACGAAAGCGAAACAGATACATCAGGACAGACACGACTCAAAGATACGATGAAACGATAAGGAGACAAGAATATGGCATATGATTTTAGCAATCGCAGAGAGATTAAGAGTTCTAGTGGTGGGTTTACCAATGCACTTGACCTGAGTGGGCTTACAAAGAAACCCGAGTTTTTCAAGCTCAAGGCTGGGCCTAATAAGTTTGATATTCTCCCCTATGAGATTTCGTCGAACTTCCACCCACTTGTAGCATCTAAGGCGCTTTCCAAAGGGGATCCTGACTACAACCTGACGTTGTGGGTACATACCGATGTAGGCCCGAGTAAGGCCAAGTATGTTTGCCCCAATAAGAACTATGGAAAGCCCTGCCCCATCTGTGAAGCCCAGAGTAAGGCTAAGGAGAATGGGGATAAGGATACTGCTGATGTACTCTTTCCGAAGCGTCGTGTGTACTACAATATCGTAGACGCTATGGATCGTGAAAAGGGTGTTCAACTCTTTGAGACCAACGTAAAGTATTTCCAGAAGCCTCTCGAAGTGGCTGATGAAGATGCCCGTAAAGACCCCGATCAGGAAGGCTACACCTTCTTCGCGGATCCTAAAGATGGTGGGCGCTCTATCAAGGTTTCTGGCTCTGCTGAGAAGTTTGCTGGGCATGACTTTGTTCAGGCCACCAATATCTCCTTTGCCAAGCGCCGTGATGGAATCGAAGAGCTTCTTGACGAGGTAATCCCTCTGGATAGGTGCATCAAACTCCTTTCCTATGAGGAACTGGAATCTGCTTTCATGGGCGGTATTGATGAGGATATTGAGGACGAAAAGCCCGAAGAAAAACCCGTCAAGAAAGCCGCCCCTGTAGAGGAAGAGGAAGTGCCTCCCAAGAAAGAGGTCAAGGCCGATGGATGCCCGAATGGGCACAAGTTCGGCAAGGACTGGGGAGAGTGCAAGGAATGTGATGATTGCACTACAGATGTTTACAAGGCTTGCCGCAAGGCTTCACGCGAATAAGGGGGATAGCCCGTGGGTATAAAAGCCTACGGGCTTATTTAATATGGACGATAAAGCACTCAAAAGACTGCAGAAGGAACAAATGGCAAAGAAAGAAATAACAGAGGGCTCTCCAATCATTTACTTCGATACTGGGCACACCCTCTTAAATTTGGTTACAGGAGCTGGCGAGAAGGCAGGATATGGCATGGGGATTATGTCCTCTACCATATACAGGGATCACGGCCAGTCCGGTGCATCAAAGTCCTTCAAAGCAACTGAACTTATTGCTGCGAACTACCACAAGTACAAGGATAAGTTCAAATACCGTTATATGGACGTTGAAAATGGCAACACCATAGACACTATGTCTCTGTATGGTTTTGATATGATTACTCCTCCTAAAAAGGGAGACCGCCCTGTTGTAACTGCTGAAGATTGGGATTATGACCTTCACAAATGGCTTGATACTATTCACCCTGAAAACGGGGAATGTGGTGTCTATGTTCTCGATTCCCTTGACTCTCTTTCTTCTGTGGATACAGAGGATCGTAAAGAAGAAAGGCGTAAATCCTATGACAAGGATAAGGAATTTGATTCTGGAACTTACGGCATGGGGCAAGCCCGGTATCTTTCACAGGAATTCTTCCGGGGTCTAACAGCAGAACTTAAAGCAAAAAATGCTATGCTCTATATCATCAGTCAGGAACGGGATGCCGTTAATGCTGGTATGTATGCCCCTAAGTGGACTGTGGGGGGTGGTAAGGCAGTTTCATTCTATGAATCGGTACGTGTGCGTTCCATTCTCAAGCAGAAGGAAGAGCAAGAAGGTCGTGTTGTTTCTGTTGTAGTTCAAGTAACTGCTGAGAAGGTTCGTAATCCCCGTCCGTTCCGTAGTTGCTTTGTAACTATTCACTTCACCTATGGACTTGATTCTGTGGCCGATGAAATTGACTTCCTATTTGATCTGCGCTCTCCTGATACAGGAAAGCTCCTTAAACGAGCAGAAAGTGTAGTATGGGATGATAGTGCTGAAATGACTCGGGAAGAACTCATTCAGTATATTCATGAACATAAACTGCGGAAAGAGCTTAAGCAACGTGTTATAGACAGATGGAATGATATTGAGGATTCCATTGCTATCAAACGCCCAGCTAAGTTTGCTGATGAGGAGGACTAAATGAACCGGTTTACGCTTGCAGGGATCACTCCAAATAAGAACGAAGACACCATGCCAGATCCAGATGACTATGATGATGTATGTGCCTATGCAGATGCTGTAGAGAACTGTAATAGTAGTGCTGTTGGGCGTGTCATTGATGTCATGGGGAGTGATGCTACTTATCTCTGTGGAGAACATGCCCTTAGACACATCTCTGACGAATCTTTCCGACTGCTTATGGACTACTTGAGTAAATACGACGCTATGCTTCGTGGTGAAGTGTAGTGCCTAGAATCAAGAAAGAAATTCTCCCTCCAGAGCATTGCACTTCTGTGAAGGATTATGAACAGAGTAAATATTGGGCCGCTAAGTCTAAGAAGCTATTAGAGCCAAAAGACTTAATGTGCCCTGTTTGTGGTCGGAAACGCTGGCTATGGATGCCCAGAAAGAAGAAGTGGAAGTGTATTCGTTTTGTGTCCCACCATACTGCATATAGTCACTGTCCTAATGAACAAGAAAAGGACATACTGGTCATTTGTTGGCAGTGCCACGATCTCTTTCATTTATTACTCCGTCTGGAAAAGTGGGGCGGCGTGTTTGCTGAACTAGGCCAAATAGCGAGAAGGGTCTTTAAGTACGAGGGAATCCAGACATTTAAGCCTTGGTAGCTGTTGACAAGAATTAGTTTTTATGATAATATACCCTATATTGGATAAACTGAAATAATCCCGTATGGGGTATGTTTCTATTTAGGAGTAAAGATTGGACGATCAAGAACTGAAACGTAGAATCCTAGAGCTACTGGCTGCTGGTGATCTTACGAAGCAGCAGATTAAAGACACACTATGGGTAAAAAGTGAAAAGACACTAAACCTCCTCTTGAAAGAGCTACAAGTGGATAATTTGATCTATAGGCACGGTGCTATTTATAGTATTGCTAAACCCATAGAGAAGCCTAAGAAACCAGCTACTAAAAAGGTAGCACCTAAATCCCGTTTCTTAGTAGAAGGTTTACTGCGCATAATGTTTGGCCTAGTCGGCATAGGCACTACTATAGTTGGTATCAGGAATACAGCAGTTTTTACAGCAACAGTATTTCCCGTACCGTTCTGCTATATTCTCTCGGGTGTTATAGCCTTATTTATGATAGGGGCTATTCCTGCTGTTATCTATCTTTGGGGCCATGGCAGGAAGAACTTTGCTTGCACACTTACTCCTATCTGGCTCGTTGTAACGCTGTTCTCTATGTTCTGCACTATAGAAGGTATGTATTCTATTCAGAAAGACAACTTTATTGAGTCAGAAACCGTTTCTAATATTGACACAACTAACGAGAAGTTGTATAATGAGTATGAAAAACAGAGTATCTATATACAGGCTCTAATTGATTCTAAGCAAATAACTCTGACTAGGTATAATAATGAGATTGCAATGTATGGCGTAAAAGAACTAACTAAGGATGAACAAAAGGATTACAATAGGCTAGCTAATAACATAGCCTCGGTTGAGACCTATATAAAGCAACAAACGACAGAACTGGCTAAAGTGTCGGAGAAGAAAACAGCTTTGCTTAGTAAGCAGGAAGGTAAGAAGATAGTAGTTAAGAGCTTCTATGAGTGTATAGAGGATATGTGCGGAATCAAAGCATTTCTGTTGCAGTTTATAGTGAGTTGCTTTGCAGCCATTATATTGGATATATTGGGGCCGATCTCTATGAGTTTGGCTATGTATTTGAAGGATAAATAAATGGATTTACAGAAGATGCAAGATGTACTAAAAATGGCTCAGGATTATATTGAGGATGGATCTTTACTGCCTCAAGACATGAGCCATCCTTATTTCCGTATAAGTGCTGCAATAGATGAAGCACTTATTGAGCTTGAGGATGAAGTTGATTATAAAGAAATATATCAAAAACAAAAACTTGTCATTTGCGCGATGAAGAATAACAAAGTAGATTATAAGTTGGTTGCCTTTAGGGATATGCAGAGGAGGCTAAATTATATAAAGCCAAGTAGAGAGTTCCAAACTATACAGGAGCAAAAAGCATTTAATCATGCACTAAATAAAGTTCGAGAGACGGTGGAATTACTTATACATGGGTGTGAAACAGAGAGAAAAACAGTAACCATGTACGAGGTATCGCATGTTTGACACAGATCAAGAAGCAATAGACCTCCTTGTAAGCAAGGGATGGACACTTAGCCGTCAGTTTAACTTCTTCTCTCCTAGGTCGTATGGGGAATGTCCACACGAAGAGAAGCTAGCTATACTGTATCTTTTGAATGAACATGATTTCAGCTATGGAGGTGCAGTATGAAGTATTTTGTTAGTTTCAAATGGATGGACAAAAATTACCAGAGCTATCCTGGTGAGTTTAGTGGGCATACTGTTATAGAACTAGGAGCACCAATCACGTCTTCGGAAGACCTCACGGGTATAGTAGAGACTATTAAACATCAAAATGAGAGAATATATTCTGTAGCAATCGTTAACTGGAGACGCATGGAGGATCCTGAGTAATGCTTAAACAAGTAGAATTATGGAATTTTGAGAGTCATCAGCATTCTATTATAGACATGTCTAATGGTATAAATATATTCTCAGGTTCATCCGGTCAAGGCAAGTCATCTATCCGTCGTGCTATTATGTGGTGTATGACCAATAAGCCTAATGGCAGTGCTATGGTGTCTTGGAGCGCGTTCGACGCTAAAGGAAACCAGAAAGAGCCTTGTCGTATAATCCTCACCTTTGACGATCTTGTTATAGAGCGTCAGAAAGGCCCAGAGCTTAATGGTTATATTCTCAATAATGAGAAGACTCTTGAAGCTGTTGGAACCTCCCTCCCCGATGAAGTTGCTGCTTTACTTAATGTATCTGATATCAACTATGAAGACCAACTTGGGGCACCGTTTCTCCTCTCAGAGTCCTCTGGTGAAGTGGCACGATACCTTAACCGTATTGTAAACCTAGATGAAGCAGATAGATTCCAATCTGAGGTAGAAAGCAAACGGCAGAAGTGCAACAAAGACATCACGATTACAGAAGGGTTGATTAAACGACTGTCTGAGAGTGTAGAGTCTCTTGCATGGCTGGATAAGGCAGACCAGCTCATAGGTCAGATAGAATCAAAAGATACTATCATAGAAGGTAAGGAAACCACTATAAGCAGTATTAAGCAATCTATTACTGATTATGAAGAGCTGTCTCGAAAAATGGATAGTTATCGAGGCATCCCTGAGAAGGCTGCAGCTCTTATCAAGAAGATCGAGTCCTTCAATATAGAGGATAAGATTAAAGAGAAAGAGACTCTTGCTGCTAGTATTGGAAATTTCAGGAAGTATCAGAAGGAAGCTGGGCTTAGTGATGTCATCGAAGAATCCGAACGGAAGGTACGAAAGATAGGCAAGCTCAATATTATCATAGAGGATGCCCAGAAAGATCTTGACAACCTGAAGACTTCTCTGGTACAATACAAGAAGCTCAAAGAAGATTGGCTTGCTAATGAGAAAGAGCTGGGTGTGGCTGAGGCAGAAATGAAACTGAGTTGTATCTGTCCAGTGACAGGTATGAGTTGCACAAGACTAGAAACGCCTGTAGCATTTTAAGGAGTGAAATTATGATAACTGACATTGAAGGTACAAAATATTGCCCCAAATGTGGAGAGGTGAAAAACCTGTCAGAATTTGGGAATGATAAGTATAAGAAATCTGGTAAATGTGTACATTGCAAGGCTTGTAGAAAATCATACAGAATGGAGCACAAAGAACAAGATTTAATTTGGAGACAAAAGGAATATGTAAATATCAGGCGGAACTGGAACAAATGGTATGAGTCTACTGGTAAGTACACGAAACAGGAAAATATGAAATGCTTTCTTAATACCTCTATTGAAGAGGTACACCTTCATATACGATATGATAACCAATCTGGGCATTTCTATGACACCAAAGAAGGTGTTCAATTGATTGAGGTTAGAACTACCAAGAAATACCTAGAAGTCTGGTTGCCTGTGTTTCGTGTGCATTGTAAGGCAAATAGATTAGCATGGTTCATGGCAACAGGAGAATGGGCAGAGCAAGTGGATCACATAGATGGTGATAGAATGAACAACTCCTTATTAAATTTAAGGGCGTGTTCTAATAGAGAGAATGGGTGCAATAAAGAAAAGCATAGAACAGGAGGATTAGTAGGTGCTACATTAGATAGAAACAAAAATAAATGGGTGTCTAGGGTGATGGAAGGAACTGGATATAAACATCTTGGCAGTTTTTCATCTGAAAGAGATGCTAGTTTATGTTATTGTAGATATGTATTAAAACATGGTTTAGTGCGTAGGGAATTTTTGCCAGAAATATTTACAGATGAGGAGTTGGGAATATGAAATATATAGCTATTGCAGATAATCATCTACGCCCAGATCCGCCTATTTGTAGAAAAGAAACTCCAGAAGAATGGGTGATTTTTCAGGAAATGGTTTTGCAGTTTATCGTGGATACTGCCAACCAGTATCAGGCAGATATCCTTTGTGCAGGGGATCTTACTGATAGTCCTCATCTTAGTGATAGTGTTATGTCTATGTTTTTTCGAGTTATGTCTGGGCTTACAGGTAGATTTTACACCATTGGGGGTAATCATGTTTTACCATACAGAAGGGAAGCAAACATATATCAGGCTTCTGTGGGGCTTATAAAAGCACTACACTCTGATAAACTAATTTACTGTGATAGCGAAGAGCATGTAGAGAATTCTAGGTTTGAGCATAGTCACCGTCTTAATGATGAGATTACGCTTATTCACACATTAACATTCAGAACCGAAGATGATATTCCATTCTCTGTAGAGGCTACGACGGCGCAAGGCGTGTTAGACAAATATGATACAAAGTGGTGCATATCAGGGGATATGCATAAACCATTTGTTTATGAGAATGGTGGCAGATATGTAATTAACCCCGGAAAAATGACTGTACAGACTGTGGGGGAAAAAAACGAATGGCCTGTAATATATTTTATAGATACTGATACTAATAAGATTGAAGAAATAAAACTCCCCCACGACCCCTCTCTCATATCGGATGAACACCTTCTACGCAAGCGTGAGCGTGTAGCAGAAATAGAGTCTGTACTGGAAGCTATGAAGTCAGGGAAAACCGACATTTCTCTTGACTATATTAAGAATCTCTATTACTATGTAGAGCATAACAAAGTCTCAGAAGGGGCTATCAAGATTATAGACGAAATAAAGGAAGGTGTAGAATGAAAATTGATTGGGCTAAACTGGACAAAGACATCATAGGCCTTATGGGAACACTCATTGCTGTATGTATTGGGCTTGCGCTTGTATGCGGTGCTGGGTGGCTTCTGGTGTTTGCTGGAAAGGCATTCCTGACTATTCTGGGGGTTCTGTAATGGACACAAAGACGTTTGAATCAATTAAGACTAAGGTAGATATCCTAAAGCAGAAACAGGCTAAAGCTGAGGGTGCTATGGAGTCCATTAAAGCAGACTGGCTCAAGAACTACAAAACTGAGGATATTAGTGAACTTGAAGCTAAACTTGCTGAAATGGAAGAAGATGTAGAAGCAGATACTGCTGATAGAGATAAAGTGTTTGAAGAGTTGAAGGGACTCCACGCATGGCAGTTCGTATAGAAACCTGTTATTGGCATCTTGAAGGTTTTACCTATTGGCCCACCTGTCAGGATGAAGTCAATCGGGGTAAGATGGCTTGGTATATTGCCGGTATCAGAGATTTTAAGTTTTGCCCGTACTGTGGTAAGCTTATAAGGATAAAAGATGAACAACATATCAAAGTATAAAGACTTTACCACAAGGAAACTTGGTGAGCGTTCCCTGCTCCAGAAGCAACTTGCAGAAGCACAAGAGCATCACACTTATCTCAAGGCACGAGCTTTGTCTATCATAGAAGCCCAGACTATTATCCAGAAGATAGCTGTAGAGACACAGACACAGCTACGCTTCAAGATAGAGGATATAGTCAATAAGATACTTGAGACAACCTTCCCTGAGTATTCCTTTGAACTGGAGTATGAAGTGAAGCGTGGTAAGAGTGAAGCTAACCTCAAATTCTACAAGGGAACCCATCAGGTGGATCCTATGGGTAGCGACGGTGGAGGCATTGTCGATGTATGCTGTGTTGCCCTCCGTCTCGCTATCTGGAGTCTATCCGATACTAGACCTATCCTCATTCTTGACGAAGCCACTAAGCATCTCTCAGCTAAGGACGCTCCACGTTTTGCTGCTGTATTTAGCATTATAGCTAATGAACTAGGGATACAGGTTATCATGCCAACCCACTCTGATGCAATCAGGGATGTTGCAGATACCTGTTATGACGTGTGGCTTAAAGGACAAGTATCACAGGTACAGAAACAATGACAGGCAAGGTGGTAGAATATGGGGGAAATTATGGGCAAACACAGTATATTCTTATGCCTATACCAGAAAATCCCCCTACTATTACTGATAAATGGGGGTGGAAGTGGCTATATTTGGGTGTATTAGAAGGTTTTGAAGATGAGTTCATCAGAGTAGCAAAAGCAAATAAAGAGGGCCTAGTAGACATTAGATCTCTAGGCCCTATGCGAAAAGACTACTTCCCAGAACTTATCTAGTTGGCTTCTTGCTTTACAGGGGGGGGGGGTTTCTTCTTCTTGAATAC